CTGATTGGTCTGATGGTCGGAGTTTGTGTTTGACTGAGGAGGAGGAAGCGCAAAAAGATTGGCTGTTCGGTGAACAGCAGGGTTGGAAGCTATTGTTTCCGCATTTTGCGAAGTCTCCACCACCGTGTTGCCCGCCTATTCCGAACCCCCCAAACAGGTTGTTGCGCGATATGTGCCGCGCTTGTTGTTCTGGACTGGAGTTTGAACATTCTTGTGTGGATTTTCTTGAACCACCACACGTGCATGTTCCTCGATTGCGCACTAAGTCTTATTGTGTGCATTGTAAATTTGTCCCTGGAGGTGAAGCACATTCTTGTGCGGACTACCTCGGATGGGAGTACCAGTCTGGAGAACATTGAATCGCGGTCATTCCACAGATCCCTCTTGTGGAACAGGTGCCCCCTGTGAGGGATCGCAAGGAAAAAGCGAGCAGGGTTTGGGTATTACGCGATTTGCCGGAAATAGATGACATTGTCGTTCGACATGTCATGCTTAAGCCTTCTGATGAATTTATGGTTAGCGACCTCCATCTTTATGGAAGTGTGCTACCAGAAGGCATTTCTGCGAGAACGCGTGCTGCTTGGGATTTTGTGGTGGAGAGCGATGAAGCTTACGCCACTGTTTTTGTAGACCCGTTTGGGCCAGAAGGTTTTGCTCGCATGTTCGATGCCGTGATGGCACTCAACATGCATGCTGGTCCGGGTTACCCCATACAGCGGAAATTCCATACCCAAAAAGAACTGCTGGAAGCGTTCATTGAAGGAGACGTCAATGTTGGGTCTTATGTGATGGCCATGGAGGAACTTGCAGCTACATATTTGGTGCAGCTACAAGAGATGGTGTTGGCGAAAGACCCCCTGATGTTCAAGCCTTATTACTTGGTTCATACCAAGGAGGACGGTTACAAGGTAACCAAGCTTGAACAGGGGGTCTTTCGCACCATCCAGGGGGCTCCAATTCTGGAGAAACTCTTTTACTTCTATTGTTTTGGGCCATCTGACGAAAAGTGGAGCCATGATGATGGCTCATGCTATTTCGTCAGTTTCAACAACAAAGACGACTCGTGGAATGACCGGGTTGTTGGTGCTTTGGATGGGTCGTTTGGAAGTTTTGCAACGGATGCAACGTACTTTGATCGGAATATGTCCGATGATGCCATCCGTGACTTTTTCCATTTGTACATGCGACGAATGTGTCTTGGGATACCGGAAGTGCTAGTAGAGCACTTCGCGCACTATACAAGCCATACGCCACTGGTCACCCCGTGGGGTGACGTTTATGAGAAAAGCCACGGCAACCCATCCGGCTTCCCCAATACTTTGCGGTTAAACAGCGTTGTGAACCGCGTGTTGACTCTGTCTGTTCAGAGTCATTTGTTGTCTGTGCCAGTTGAGGATGTGGAAGATGTGGTGTACTCACTCTATTGCGGCGATGATGTTCTTTCCATCGTCTATGAGGAACAGGGCTTTTGTTTGGCCGAGTCCATTGTGCTAGATGTTTGGCGCGAATGGTTCGGTATGAAGCTCAAAATGGAGGGAGTTGATCGAACTCCTTTTGTTTTCGGCCAACTTCCTCCTCCGCATCCTCACTTTGTGGCAAGGTCCTCTGTTCTGATTGGGGGCACTTATTTCGGCGTGTTGGCCGATCGGTCACGATTGCTCAAGCATGTCTTGTGGTGCGAGCCAGAGGGCTGCACTGACCTGCTTTTTGCTGAAAGGTGTCATGGTGTCATGCAGGAGATGTGTGTGTGGGCGCTCTTACGGCGCCAAATGTAC